CGCATACCAGCTTTGGTTGCAGTATAGACGCTTGAGCATGGCCAATGTTAAGCATGACAAGCCCTACGAAGAATTTGCTAAGAACACATACTTCACAGGCTTCATGAAACTGGCCAAACGCATAATTGACTTAAATATAAAGCCACCCGAGGATTTCCTCAAGTTTATTGTTATGAACAGCGTTAAGATGCATGACTGGTGTAAAGACTTTGTCTACGAAGAATATGTTAAAAGCATGCTAAAAAGCGAGTCGGTTGATAGAGCTGTGGAGCGCAGTATACTCCACATGAAGCAATGGGCAGAATCAACAGGCAATAATTGGCAAGAGTATTTTGTAAAAGTACCAACTATATCTGCTATGCAAGATATTAAAATGGGCAGAATCAGTCCCTGGTGTACTTTTGCTACAGATCAAGGAAGTAGGCTAATAGATAGAATGGACGAAACAGAAGTTGTCAGTCTAGTAGAATATCTAGAACCTAAATCCTGGAAAGTGCGTGTTAAGAGACATGCACAAGACGCTTCTTGGGTACAAGAAGTTTTTAATGATGCAGAAATACGATGAACCAATATCAATACACACCTAAACAAGTCCCAGCCCTTCTTAAGAAGTTTGACTCTGATTCTTCAGTTAAAACATTGAATACCGATTTAATGGAGATGGTAATCAACGGCAACCGTGTTGTAGTTCCCACTGCTGAAGCTTACAGCAGGTTGGTTGCTAAAGTAGCAAGACTCGAACAGCGTATGTATAACTCTGAAAACAAAGCAAGCAGAGCATTAAGGAAAGCCAATGAATGATATAATCCCTGGATCGAAATGGAGATCTACTGATTACATTTTGTTTTATGTGATTAGAACAGAAGAACGCAATGGAGACACTTGGGTATTTTATCGTCGAGATCATGACGGGCAAGAGTTTAATTGTCTAGCAGGAGCATTCTTGCACCGATTTCAAGAAGACAAAAGTCATAGATCACAATGATAAAATGGATAATACTTTTTCTCTCGCTAACTGCACCGTTATCATGGGCCGCAGGAAAATATGAAACACATTGGTTGTATAACCAAACAACAAACGAAGTAATAGTTGCCGAAAACAGCAAGCAGGTTCGGCCTATAGCAAGCATCACTAAGTTAATGACAGCAATAGTCGCTTTGGATTATAGCCAAGACTTAGATAAGAAACTTAAAATATCTAACAAGGTGCATACAAATTTGCCCGGAAGAGAACATACTAGACTTGATGTATTAAGTGCTATGTTAGTTAGAAGCGATAATGCCGCTGCCGAAACTATTGCAGAAGATTATCCCGGCGGTAGACTGGCCTTTATCCAAGCAATGAATGCCAAGGCAAGAAGTATGGGTATGGTGTATACAAATTTTGTTGACCCCACAGGCCTTACAGCAAATACCAGCAATGCCGAAGAACTTAGCATCATGATCAATGAGGCCAGTAAGTATCCTTTAATTAGAAAACTGTCGACGACCAAAGAGCTAGAGTTTGAAACTGCAACTAAAAAACGTGTGCTGACTAAAAAATTAGAAAATACAAATAAAGTTGCACTGTTCGAATTCGAAGATGTTGTGGTTAGTAAAACAGGTCTAACTAGCATAGCGGGTTGGTGTGTGGCAATGGTAGTTGAACATGCTGGCCAAAAGTATATAATGGTAATATTGGGCGCAAAGAACAAACTTGATAGGTTGAAAACCGTTGAACAAATCATGTATAATCATGTTATAAACCATGCAAAATAAAACAACAGACGTAGACATTGACTTTGCTAATAGGGAACAGATCTTAAACCTATTGCCCCACGTGCCTGCAATGCAACGGGACGGCAACTCTGTTAGACGGCACAATACCGGAGTTTATTTTCATAACACTCCTATAAATCCATTCAATGGCTTGGCTACATTAGACTATAAGACCGCTGAAGAAAAGGGCTGGTTTAAAATAGACTTGCTTAATGTAGGCATCTACGGCAGTTTTACAGACAATAAACAAATAGATAGTTTATTGGCCATGGAGCCCATGTGGGAGTTGTTGGAACACGACGAGATTATCGGTAAACTTTTTCATATTCACAATCATGCTGATACTGTAAAACGACTTCGACCTAAAAGCGTAGAGCAACTAGCGGCAGTATTAGCAGTGATCCGGCCAGGCAAAAAACATTTAATAGGACAGCCGTGGAGTGTTATTGACCGAGAAGTATGGCAACGTCCCGAGAATGATGATTATTTCTTTAAGAGAAGCCATGCAATGGGTTATGCGTTGGCTATTGTCCTGCAGATGAATATGTTAGTTTACGGTGTTGATTCTGCATAATCCTATTAGGCTAAAAACCTTAAGATAGAACCAACCTATATCAAACTCAAACCATCTTCTACTGAACTTGGCACTAGCAGGTGCTATGTGATGGTTGTTATGTAATTCTTCCCCGCCTATCCAGAACGCAATAGGTATAATATTTCTACTAGTGTCTCTGGTTTCTTCGTTGCGATAACCCCACCAATGTCCTGCACCGTTAATAATACCTGCGGCCCAAAACGGAATCCACAAGATTTGTGCTAACCATATTGCTATACCTAACCAGCCGAACAGTACAAGATTGATGCCCAGCATCAAATAAATGCCATACCTGCTATGCGGCGTATACAAGTTACGTTCTATCCAGTCGTTAGGTGTGCCTTTTCCATAGCCGAATAGCGTAGAAGGATCCTTGGCAGCAACATAGTAATAATAAACACCTCGAAATAAGATGTTCCAAATACCAAAGACTTGGGGACTATGCGGGTCGCCTTCTTGATCGCTGAATCTGTGGTGCTTGCGATGTATTGCTACCCATTGCCTTGTAATCATTCCAGTAGTAAGCCATAACCATGCTCTGAAAAAATGAGAAAGGATTGGGTGGAATGTAACTGCTTTGTGTGCTTGACACCTATGCAGGTAAAGAGTCACAGACATGATAGTTAGTTGAGTAACAACTAATGTGTAGATTAAAGCAGTCGTCATAGTTTTTGCACCAGCTGGATTTGACGACGTTTAATTCTTTTTGTGATTATGTTTTGTAAGCTAACAGGCGTGCCCTGCATTATTTCAAAGTCCTTGACATTATACGTGCGTAAATATCCGCTGTATTTTTTAAATTTAGGACCTACAACAAGGTTGATGGGTAACACGCGATTACTGCCCCACCACCATTCTTCACCTAATTCTAGGAATTCTTGCTTTTCGTCAACCGTGCGTATATAATTGTAAACGTAGATGCTTACAACTGTATTGGTATAATTTTGGATGATTCCTACTAATTCGTCATCACCGTGCTTGCAAAGGCTGAGAAATGGAAATTTCTCTAATATCTCATCAAATGTCGCCATCTGGAGTATTTAGCCCGATATTCAAATCAAAAAAAGTATAAATATAACTATGAGCGATACCATTCAACTTTTATCATACCCACAGAGGACTGTTCTAATAGAAGCCAGCGGGTACAGCAGGACAACTAACATGCCATTCAATACGACCAGAAAAACCATATACAAAGGCGTAGATAACGTCTTAGGATTTGAAGTAAAAAATCAAGATCGTAAGCCCGTTAAACTACAGGGCAAGGATGTTATGGTTAATATTATGCAAGTTAGGTCGGGTAAGTTATTGGTACAACGCAGGGCAGAAATTACACGGCCCGAAGATGGTGTGTGCGAGTTAACTTTATTTGCCTACGACCTAATGGATTTAAGTCCTGGCATTTATCAATTAAGCGCAGTAGTATACAATGACGGCTTAGCCAGCGCATTATATGTAGATAACAACAGAGCAGCCGCTATGGAAGTTGAACTACTAGATGGTGCATATCCAACATTCAACGCCAGCACAGAAGTTTCATTTACAGAAATTTCTAGCCCAAGTGGAAACTTCTTTGCAAGTCGACCATTGCAAGGTAATATTATTAAAAATGACAGAGGTATAGTGCATACCATTCAAATGGCAACAACAGGTTTCAAAGGCACGGTTAGCGCAATGGGCACATTGGACTATTCCAGCAACAGTGTAAATTACGTACCTATCAAGTTCGAAAACGACAACTATCAAATTATATTTGATGGCACCCAGCAGTCTTGGATCCAGGGATGGAACTTCAAAGGAAGCTATAGATGGGTAATAATTCAATATACTCCTGCCGCTGATAACACCGGAACCGTTGACAAAGTTCTATACAGAAGTTAAAATACTAAGGTCATGATGGCCTTACAAACATTACTACGAAGCAGAATAACTGGCAAGCCCAGTCCTAACGGATGGGTGTCATTCAACTGTCCGATGTGCGTAGTCAATGGGCAAAGCCGCGCAGATTCAAAACGCCGTGGTGGCCTGATGTATAATCCTGATGGTGCAGTAAGTTACCATTGCTTTAACTGTCAATATAAAACAGGATGGCAACCAGGGCGAACGCTAAGTTTTAAATTTAGAAAATTACTTAAACAGTTAGGGTTTGATGAGTTTGAAGTTCAGCGACTAAACTTTGAATTGCTGGCACAAGTTGACACTGAGTACATTAACCGTCGCGAGCCCGAACCTACTTACGTTCCAGACTGGCCAGATTATGATGTAGAGTTTGATTTAAGACCCGTACAAGACCCCGATAAGATTGCTTACTTAGAGTCTAGACAACTATTAAATCTTGCTACATGGTTAGAAACCGACGATGAATACAGGGTAATGAACAAAAGGATTATTTTGCCTTTTACTTATGAAAATAGACTAGTCGGTTACACAGCAAGGTATATAGGTGAACAAGCAGATGAAAAGAAGTACGGCAAGTATATTAAAAAATGCCCTGCTAACTATGTCTTTGGTCTTGATAATCAGCGCGAACAGAGACAGTATGTAATTGTCTGCGAGGGAGAGCTTGATGCGTTACTGGCCAGCGGCCTTGCTATTGGTAGCAATTCAATGAACAGTAAGCAAGTTCAGTTAATAGAGGACTTGAACATAGAGCCTATAGTAATACCCGATCAGGATGCGGCTGGCAGATTATTAGCAGAGCAAGCGGCAGACTATGGATGGAGTGTAAGTTTTCCCGAGTGGGAAAACTGCAAGGACATAGGGGATGCAGTTGCCAAATACGGAAGATTATTTACGATACATACTATACTACAGGCAGCAGAACACAGTCCCACAAAGATTAGATTAATGGCACGGAGGCTAGGTGTATAAGTATCACATCAGAAAAGACTGGACCACGGATCAAGACACTGACGCATGGTGGAATAATGTATGCGTATGGGTAATCGAAAATTATGGGTTGCCAGGAGATAACTATGTCACTGAGTTAAGCAGTGACTATATGATTTTTAAATTTAAAGAAAAAGAACATGCAATGGTAACGGCATTGCGATGGGGAAACGATAAATGAGTGAAAAACAATATTCAATTGATACAGAAAAACTATACTTAGAATTTTTAGTTACAAACAGAGAGTTGCTGGCGAGATGCCAAAACATTTTAGATGACAAATACTTTTCAAAGAGCCTGCGACTTACGTCTGCTTTTATTAAAGAATATTCTAACAAGTATAATGACTGCCCTACTCCGGCACAAGTATTAGCGCACACAGGTATAGATTTAATCTTGCGACCCGAAGCAAATACAGTAGCAGGCGAGGAATATTTTTTAGAAGAATTTGAACAGTTTGCAAGACACAAAGCCATAGTAAATGCGATCTATAAAGGCGCTGAACTAGCAGACAATAATCGTTACGGTGAAGTTGAAAAATTAATCAAGGACGCAATTAGTATCGGCTTGCCCAAGAGCTTTGGTACAGATTATTTTGAAGACCCCCGTGGTAGACTTGAAGCATTAAAAAATAACAACGGACAAGTTAGCACAGGATGGAAAAGCATCGATGAAAAGTTATATGGTGGATTTAACCGCGGCGAACTAAACATTTTTGCCGCACCGTCGGGCGGTGGTAAAAGTTTGTTCTTGCAAAACCTTGCACTACATTGGTCGACACAGGGACTTAACGGTGTTTACTTTAGTCTTGAATTGGCTGAAGGGCTTTGTAGTAAACGTATTGACAGTATGCTAACCGGTGTGTCTTCTAAAGATATTTACAAAAGCTTAGATGACGTAGATTTACAAGTTAGAATGGCGGGTAAAAAATCCGGCAGACTACAAATTGTACAAATGACCCCGGGTGTAACAGTAACTGATTTAACTAGTTGGCTTAAAGAATTTCAGATCCATACAGGATTAAAAATGGATTATGTTATCGTAGACTACTTAGATCTTATGCATCCGGTTAGTGTTAAAGTTAGTGCAGAAAATCTATTCATCAAAGACAAGTATGTATCCGAAGAACTGCGAGCAATGGCAACACAGGGCAAATACTTGTTTGCAACCGCTTCACAGCTTAACCGAGGTGCTGTGGAAAGTGTAGAATTTGATCACAGTCACATCAGTGGCGGATTGTCAAAGATTCAAACAGCGGATAACGTTATTGGTATCTTTAATAGTATAACAATGCGTGAACGTCAGCGTGTGCAGATTCAGTTTATGAAAACTCGTAGCTCTAGTGCGGTAGGTACTAAAGTTGAATTACAATTTAATACTAGTACATTGCACATCACTGACCTCGACGAGGACGCACCACAAGCTCCTACTACAGCAGATGTATTGTATAACAACTTACAGCGTAAATCTAATCAGGAATCTGTGCCAACTAACACGGGGTCAATGGATGTATCAAAAGCACCATGGGCTAGAGCAAC